ACATCCCAATGCAGTAAGCATCAAGAGCTGAGTAATCTTGCTCTACTAATTCCTTAGTTGCTTTTCTAGCCATAGGAAAATGTTACCTGTCAAGTAGTATGTTGTAGATCTCATCCACACGCGAGTTGAGTCTTTTTATTTCAGACAGCAAGTGTGTGATGACATAGCCAGACAAGCCACCAAGTGCAGCGATGGTTGCAAGGTAGAGAGTAAAGAAATCCGATTGCGTCATTCGACCATGCCAAATGAATCATCTTTAGGATTTAGCCAGCGCAATACTGGAGGCAGGATAGAAGCAACGCCTGCATAGGCTAGAGCCTTCGGGTCAGTCACTCCCGATGCCGCAAGTGTGATTACAGCCGCAAGGAAGGCTCTTATCCATGATCCTGACATTTTCTTTAATTCGTTCATCTTTGGCTCCTAACATAGGTATCTGAAAAAAAGCACTGTCATCGTCAGCCTTTTTCGTAAAGCTGATATGCGCATGCTTAGTGTGTTTGTTAGCCCCTGTGTATTTACGCCACTTCCATCCAAGAATGGGACTGGCAATTCTGCCGTTAAATATGATGTAGGCAATTCTTTTCTTGCGATCAAACTTTGCATACTTTCGAATCTCATCTGCAAGATCTGGCATGATTTCGGGCTTCGATCGACCCGAAAGATCAGCATCGATGTCGATAGCACGAACCCAGCCCTGAGCATCTGGAATATGATCAGACTTGCCAGCACGCATGTGCCGTACATCTGCGATCCAACCGTCAGACGCACGATCACGCTCTGGGAAGGAATCGTCAAATTGCTCTCGAAGCTGTTTAGCAGCCTTAGATAACTGAGGCTTCATTGATCACAATCGGTGTGGATTGTTCCGTTGGATTTAGCCAAGCCTGATAATCTCTATCATTTTCAAAACAAGTAACGCGGCATAAGCCATCATCATCTATGCGAGCATAAATCTTTACGCCATCCATTGTTGTTTCAAGAAATTCGTATTTCATCATAGTTCAGCACTCCATCCTAAATAACCAGCCGTTGAATTGTCTGTACGACCTACGCCAGCCTGACCAACAGTTAAACCACTAGCAACAGGAAATGAAGTAACCATAGTATTATTTGAACCGTGGTAAGCAACTGGAACACCATTACAGGTAACACCAGTAGAACCTTGAAACACACTATAGTTGGCTGCAGTTCCAGTTTGTTCTAAAGCGGTCGGAGCAATACGCATAACTACAGGCAAAGGTGTTACTACTAAGAATTGCGTTGTAGAAGTACTCCAACCTGATGAAAATGTTGTATAAATTGCTCCTGGCGTTGTGCGGTAGTAGTACCTTTGGCAAGCGGCTAATTCTTTTTGGATGTTTCCGCCTGTGCGAATAAACGGGCTTACCTGATTTCCGACTTCTAATTGCACCCCAGTAATCTCAAACCAGTCATTCGCTCCAGCAGTACCAACTGGTGTATTAACAAAAAGTGCTGCAATTTCAGTCAAAGTAGAAGCAGCAGTTCCAGTCAATGTAAATCGTTGCCATGATGTAGTTAAAGTAACAGAAGAGGATGCAAACGCATTAGAGCCTGTAAAACTCCAGACAATTTGGTCTGTGCCTGTTCCTTGAATAATTTGAGCCGTTAAAGCACTAGATGCTGATGAATAATTAGCACCTGCTTTTGCATAAAAGGAAAGAGTTACAGTTTGTCCTGCAAAACGCAATGAATCAGCAGTTTCAAGTGTTGTGGTTGCATACAAATTTGCTGTTGCGCTGTTTCCTGAATCGCGCTGAACACGCATTGAATACTGGAATCCAGTCAAGCCAGATGTTTGACGGCTGTAGGTTGTTCCTGTTCTGCCGTTATAGATACACCAACGATCTGCCGCAAAGTTTGTGGTTGCTCCAGTTGATGTGAATGATGTCCCACGCTGCCAGATGTCCATTCCACCATTGATAATGACATTCTTTGTGAATGGGCGAAACAGAAATGTATCTAAATCCTGACCTAGCAGGGCAATTTGAGTTGCCCCATTTTTTACTAAATCACTCGACGTAGGAACGTCAAAGCCATAATTCGTTGTCACCGATGCCATTAGGTTAGTGCTCCTGTCGCGTTAGTCCATGTAAGTGTAGCATTTACGCCAGTCCAGATTAGTGAGGCTGGCAATACTGTTTCCCATTGTGTGGTAGAGAGTGAGAAGTCTGTTGCTGAGATGTAAAGGGTGATCTCAGTAAAACTAGGAGTAGCTCGCAATGCGACATTCTCCACAAAGCCATCGAATTGACCATCTAGCATGTTAGAAGGCAGGTTGCTGATAAGCATAGGCTGACCAAAAAAGACTCCAATAAGGCTGTCAAGAATGGCACTTGGCATGTTGGGATTATCTAGACGGAAAGTAATGACACCTAAGGAGGCTCTAGGGTTTTTGCGTAAGGCTAACTCTCTAGAGGCAATGTCAGTGATGTCTGCAAGGTCTTTAATATTGGAGTCAAATGAACGCTCAAACAGGCCATAAGAAGCTATAGAGTCTGTGTCAGAGGTGCTGTAGGTTGATCCGTATCCTGTGGCGTAGCGATAGATAAGGCTGTTACGGATGCGAGCAGTTTGAGTTGTGGACTGGATAGAACTGGGAGATGCATACGCGCCATCGATGTTAGTAAAGCCATTTGCTGCGAGGTAGTTAGATCTGTGATCTGCATCGTCATAGGAGACATCGCCATCCTTTTCCTCATAAATCTGACCTAGTGCGCTAGTAGCGATTTGATTGGCTAGGGTCTGAGATTTAGCAGAAGCACTAGCTGCAAGGGCAATCATTGTGTAAAAGCCTGAGTCAATAGTGCCAATGTAAGATTCTGCATCAAGCCATGTTTGTGTTGCTGGGTAGGTATCCCATGTAATAGTTGGGGTTACTTCTGCCCATGAAAGGTTAAGGGCATTGCCTAAGATCGCTGCGATCTGTGCGCCATCTAAGCCTTCTGCAAGGGCTATGTTAAAGATCGTCTTCGTCAATTTAGCCAGTGAGCCGATGCCTAGAATTGTGCCTCTAGTAATAAACCCTGCTTCATCTGGACTTGATACTCGAATGTTGAAGTCTGAAACCTCACCACCAAACACAGTGACATAAGTGCCAGTGCTGTTTTTAAGCTCTAGGGTGATCGACTCTGTGACATTAATAGTAAAAGGTGAGTTATCAGTATTGATTATCTCTACTTGACAATACCCAGCAGTAGGCTGACGATCAATATCTAAGCGACCAGAGGCAAAGGAAACAGAGGTGACAGTCGTATAGACATCATCACCTACCGTCACTCGCCATTCTGGAAGCCATGTCATGCTACTAAGAATCCGTCTAGTGAGCCACGATCAACAGCTTGACGCAATACATTATCGATAGCCTCTGCAATAGCGTTTGGATCACCGATGCCAGTGTTTATGTTGATAACTATATCTCTATCTCTAGCACCAATTCCGCCGCCAACACTTCCGTTACTAGGTTGCGCGAAAGCTGCTTCTGCGTTCTGGAAAGATTGGAAACCATATTGTCTGTTACTCAAAGCGTTCTGAGTTAAAACCGCCATAGTCGCAGCGTTATTAGAATCTAAAAGGTCTGCTATGGCATCGGCTCTAGCTGCCGCTGCATCTGCATATTCTAAGATTGCTTCAATACTTGAACCAGCAGCAATAGGATCAATAACTTCACCTACAATGTCAGCAGGAAGTCTAAATCTACCAGCTGCTTCTTCTGCGGCTTTGCGTGCTGCCTCGGCCGCTGCCGCTGCCGCTGCCCTGCGTGCTGCCTCGGCCGCTGTGGATTGCTGTGCTGCAAGTAATGCCGCTGCTGCGGCTGCCGCTGCTGCCGCTGCATTTGCCGCTGCATTTGCTGCTGCATTGTTGTTATTACCTAACACTTCTGTGGCAGCAGTAGCTTGAGGCACTGTCAATGTAGGCATGGCAGCTCTTGCCAAGAGAGCAAGCATTTCTCTAATTTTTGCTATTGCATCATCAAGGTTCTTTTGATTTATTAAATCCTTAGGAGCCAAGCCTTTAAGGATAGATTCAATAGAAGCCATCTGAGTGTTCTGACCACTTAAAGCAGTGAAAATTGCAAGCTCTGCATTAAGTTTCTTGGTTGCAGCAATAATGGCTGCTTCATCCTTAGAAGCGATTGCATCGTCTAGCGCAAAGATTGCTTTCTTAATATTTAGGCGAGCAGTGTCGCTGGCTACCTGTAAGACCGCTGCCGCATCTGATGCCTTGCCTAGCAACTGTGCTTGGTTTGTAAGAGCTGCTGCGTTCTGAATTTTCTCAATGTCAAAGACATCAGTGCCTTTGCCAAGAACAAGGTTAGCCTTGTCGATTGCCAAACTAAGTTTCTTATCTTTAAGAATTTTTGCCTGTGCTGCTGCTTGTTCTTTCATCAGTTTTGCAAGGGCGGCAGCAGCTTTCTTTGCCGCGGCTGCATCTGCTTTTTGTGTATCCTGTGAACCCAATGTCATGGAGATATTGCCCATGCCACCCGGAATTATGCCTTTGCGGAAAGACTGTTCATCTAATCGTTTATTAA